TATTAAAGTTTTTAAGAACATCTGCTCCGAAGTTGATGATTGGAGTAAGAGCCTTCATAAACTGTTCTCCGACAGGTGCTAGTTGTGCTTGGAAGTCAGCAACAGCCTTTTGGAACTTGTATAGTGGAGATTCTTGAATCTTATTTAATTCTCGTTGTGATAGCATAGATAGTTCTAGAGCACTCTTTGATGCTAGTCTTAAAACTTCTGATGCCTGGCTACCCTGCTCAATTACGTTCTTGAAAAGGGTTGACATACGAGCAAATTGGAACTTACCGAATAACTGCTCAATTGCTTTTGCTCTGTCTAGTGGGTCTAGTTGGTCTAGTGCTTTAGCAAAATCTACAACAGTCTTCTTTACGTCACCCTTGTTACCCTGAACGATACCACGAAGATTAATTCCAAATCCTTGAAGCATCTTGCTTGCAGTGTTTGTTGGATTAATCAAAGATGCCAAACCTGACTTAATGGCGTTAGCACCTTCAGATGCGTTAATTCCACCTTCCTTCATTGCTGTAAGGAAGAATGCTAGGTCTTTAACATCTCCACCCAATTGCTGAATAACAGGAGCAGCCTTTGGAATTGCTGTTGTCATATCGTCAATGCTCAAGACTGTTTGGTTTTCTACAGAGTTCAAGAAGTCTATGTTCTTGGCAAGGTCTTTGCTAGATACGCTAAAGGCATCTGTCAATGATATTGTTGTTTCTAGAGCCTTCTGTTGGTCTACCCCACCAAGAACAGCAAGTTTTGCAGCAGAGGAAACTTGAGCCAAAAGGTCTGCACCAGTCTTACCTGTTGCTGCTGCTGTTGCAGCCATGTCCATGCTATCTTTAACTGCAACACCATATTTAGTAAATTCTAGTGCAAGTTGCTGAACCTGCTTGACCATCTTTTCGGTCTCCATGTTGGTGGTTCCGAGGTCTCCGTAAACACGCTTTAATCTAATTCCTGCTTCTTCGATATCCTTGTAGGCTCGCATTGCAGCACTACCCATAATTGAAAGTGGAATAGTGAAACCAACCATCAACTGGCGACCAGCCCATTGGGTATTCTTACCAAAGTTTAGTAGGTTTGTTGAACCCTGTTTTAGTAGTTGGTTTAACAGTTGCTGTCTTTGAGCAGCAATCTGTGTCTTTGTTCCAAGGTTTTCCATGTCAAGGGTGAGTGGTCTAACCCTAATCGCTTGCATCGCACCATTAGCGTCACGACCCATTTTTATATATTGACTTTGTAGGTCTTTTACTCTTTCACGAGCAACCTTGTTAATTGTTTCAAATTCAGATTGGAATAGTTTCCCAAAAGTTTTTGTTGCTCCACCAGCATATCTGAAGTACTCACCCATTGTGAGTTTGTTCTTTTCGAGTGATAGAGAGAACTGTTCTGCAGTTGTTCTGACCTTAGTCATGTTTGCAGCAAATGCACCAGTGGCATTAATCGAGTTGATTAAGTTTTGTTGCATATTTCTGGAGTCAGCAGCACTGGCTGCCCCCATTTTAGACATTTGTGTATGGAAGGCTGAGATTTGATTCTGAAGTAATCTGATGCTATCCATTGCACTGGTAGTATCAACATTAATTTTAATATTGGACTGTATATCGTCAGCCATCCACAAACACCTCTTTAATTATTTTTATTAGATGAGACCACCGAGGGCGGTATCTCCTAATTTAATGCCAGATGCTTCTTCCACAATCTTGTAAACAGTTGGAAGGTCTAGAAGGTCTTCTAGTGCTTTCAAGTCTGTTGCGATTTCTGGCTTGTACTGCTTAAGTGCAATCTGCACACATTCCATCAATAGGTTCATTGACTTATCGTTGTCTTCTGCGACCTTTGAAATCTCGTCAAACTTCTTCATAAAATCACGAAGCAATGAAATTTTCAATGGTCTAATGGTAACTGTAGTTCCATCAATAAGAGTAATATTCTTCTCTTCATTAATAGTTGTTGTCATTTGTCCTCCTTATAAGGTCATAGATAAATTATAACATAATTACTGGCTTTCATTTAGGACTTCGTAGCCTAACTCTTTACCAATACTGAATCCTGCTTGTTGTCCCTTAGTTCCTTGGAATGATGTAATATCATTAGGATTGCCATTTCCAATACCGCTTGCCTTAGCCGCTACCCTGGCTTTCATTGCTTCCCAAGGGTCTTCTTCCTTTTGTCCAGAAGCCTCATCTAAGTTTATTCCCTTTAAAGAAGCGGTAAACTTTTTATCCTGATAATCCATTTCTCTTTTTTGTTCTAGGATAGACATCAATTCTGCTAAACATATAGATGACTCTAACTCATCGTAGTTTTTCCAGATGCCCAATAGAAATGCCTCTGATTCTAGTTTATTTAAATCTAAATCTCCCCAACCAGATTTAGAAGAACTTTCTGACTGCTCTTGCCTATCGTCTGGCTCTTCTTGCTCTTCATCGTCCATCTTAATTCCACCAGCATATTCTATAATCTTATACATTGTCTTTAGGTCAAACTCATCCTCGAACTTTTCTACTGTATCTATCTCTGGATAAAATTGTTTCATTGCGATTGTCGCACATTCGGTAAGCACCTGTATCATAGCCTCCTCATTTTCTGCAGTTTTAACTGAGTCAAACTTGTCCATGAACTCCCTCATATGTTTAATTTTGAGTGGCGAAATCTCTATCTCTTTACCATAGATTGTTTTGATGTAGGCTATATCGTATATTTTTGTAGGCATAGTCTATTATACCAAAAGAAACTGCCCCAGGAATCCCCAGGGCAGTCTCAGCAATATTCAGTTATTATTTAGTTTTTAGTAAGTGCGGTCAATAATCTTACCGTATGCACCCTGAGCATCAGGGAGTAGACGGAATTCGACATCGAACATAGTTGCAGCGTCACGCTTTGCGGATACTGTTACGTTCTGAATTGATACTGCACGGTAAGCAACGTAAATACGCTCTTCGTTAGAAGTGGTCTTGTTTGTGCTTGCTCCAACAGCGATTAGTCCACGCTCAACTGGATAGTCTCCTAGTTCTCCTGAGAGAATATCTACATATCCACTTGCAGTGTTTGTTGATGTATAGGTAGCAGTGCTTGTTGCAGTTGCTGTTCCGTAGTCAACCCATGATGCAATTGAAGTTCCTTGAACTCCTGCAGTTGAAATTGTTGCGTTTGTCTGAGTAATTGCCATAAGAAGGTTTTCCAGAGTTGCCTCTGCAAGACTTGTTCTTAGAGTAACTGTCATTGCTGACTTAAACAGACGTGCTGTGTCTAGAAGTTGGTCAACCTGAACGTCTCCAAATGTTGGAGTGAATGTCAAGTCGATACCATTGCTAGTGTAGCCAACATTGTCAACAACTGTTGGATAACGGTTGCTTAGTGTGTCCTTGTAAGACTCTCCTGTAACTGTCTTAGGAAGGCTTGAAGCAGCACCTACTGCAGATGTAGAATCTCCAATTGACTGACCATGCTTTGTTACGAATAGTGCCGCTGCACCAACTACGATATTGGTTGCGGTTCCTCTTGTATATGCCATATTTTTTCACCATCTTTCATTTATGAATTAATGGGCTTCTGTTTCCTCTTTATAAGTATAACACGCATTTAAGACTGCTGCATAATGTAGTCATAATAGATAATTATCTTGTTACCAGCATAGGTTCTGGCTGTTCCAAAGTTTACGATATCTCTGGTTTCTTGCAACTGGAATACCTTGAAATTTACAAATCTGAAGTTAGGCTCAATAGACTCTCCCTCTACCATAATAGAGCCTTTGGTCTTACACCACTGGTTCAACTCTTCTGCTGTCTCGTCTTCACGGTCCATCAATCTAAGGGTTTGCTCAGTTATCTTAACCATGTTCAATACTGAGTTTTCTGCTGTAGCATAGAAGTAATACAAAAGTTGCTCACATTTAATGTGTGGAAATGGGCTTCTACGCATTCTAATCATTCTGTCATATGTTGCCATTACCCCACTAGACGGAAAAGATTCGGTTAGGTCATTCAGGGTTGACGGAACTGATGGGAAGAATGGCATTGTTTCAAAGCCTAGTCCTTCTAGTTTTTCCTGAAGATATGCGTTAACCCACAATACTGGGGTATTTAAAATTGATGTTTTAGACACTTAAGTCACCTGCCTTTGTAATCCAATTATACCCTACTTCGATACCTTTTGCTTTACCTCCAAGTTTAGCAGACTTTAGATTATCCTTGTAAGCCCTAGCATTGCTTAAATACTTAGTTATACCAGTCATGTCTAGAACTGATTGCTTAAAGTGTTGTCTAAAGAATAGTTCAAAAATCCTTTCAAAAGAACCCATTACATGGCTTCCTCCTGGATTCTCTATAGTTACCTGGTTTGGAGTAAAGACTTGTTCGCCATCTATATTAAAACTAAGAACACTTGCGTTTACTGGCTTAATGGTGATAGGAATACCTCTTTCCATAATCTCTGCCTTGTTGTAAAACGGAGTGTTAGAGTTTTTGCTGACACTTCTAGATTGTGAGAATGTACCATTGAAAGATATTCCACCATCTCTAATTGTATAGTTTATGTCAAATAGTCTTGCTTCTGGATTTCCTTCTTGATACCATTCATATATGTGGTGGTATAATTGCTGGTCTACCCTTGCGTTCTGGTCTACAAACTCTTTGAATATTTCTACAGCATTTGCCGCAATGCTTTTTGAAAACTCTTCCTTGCCAAGTTCTGCCCCTAGAAGAAATCCTTCCGAATATCCCATGATATTTGAAAGGTCTTTAAAGAAAACTCTATCATCAAATTTTATAGATATCACAGGTCAACCGCCTGGTTCTCTGACCTTCTAATTAAAACCTTAAAATACTCTGTTGTTCCAAAAGGTCCAACTACTGGGTTTAGGGACGCTACTTCAAAAATTGTTGGATTGTTCTTTCTTATTCCTGCAGACTCATTATGAATAGACTGACCAGAGATGTCTCTGATATTTGTGATAATAATATTTGTAAATGAATAAGAATCATTTGAACCTTTAGTCAAGTCGTTCCTGACTCTACCAATATAGATGCTATCTATGTCAATCTTGTTTTCTGAGCCAACATCCTCTTTTGTTTGTCTTCCTGCTGGATTAAAGAAACAAGATATTGTTCTGTCTAGAACCCAAGTCTTTTTTGTATTTCCATAAGCACCTGTATCTACGATAGGATAGTAGACATCAGCAAGCAGTGGATAAGTAAAGTCTGTTGTTTCGCATATCATTATAGTATTGATGGCTTGAATACTTTGCCCTTATAGTTGCTAAGAATCTTATCAACGAGCATGTTGCCAGTTCCTTCCAGAAATTGTGGAGCAAACTTAATGTTAAATTGGTCTGTGCTGTACTGCGTTACAAAACGCTTGTAGTAATCATTTGAACCACATCTAAGTTCTTCTACTAGAATAGTTGCTGCCTTTTCTACATCTGGAGGAATTGTTTTGTACCCTGCGTCAAGAACAAAGGTGTAGTCAAATCCTTCTGGGAATGCTACATAGTTTGATGTTGAGCCAGAGTATACTCCTAGGTCTCCAGACGCTGCTGGAATTCTTAGTGGCGTGGACTGGTTTCTATTGTATACACCATTGGCTTCTACTCTAGCAATTGCAGAGTTGTCTAGCAAAGTCTTATATTCGTATTCCCAAATTCTTAGCACTGTTCCAGGAGTAGTAATGTTTCCTGTTGTAGAGTTTGCAAAACTAAAAGATGTTGTTGTTGGGACTGCGGTAACTGTAAAGGTTCCCTGGTATCCAGTTGGAACAACTGTAGATATTGTTACTACATCGCCAACTTCAAATCCGTGTGCTGAACTTGTTGTTAATGTAACTGTTCCAGATGATGTTGTAGGGGTTTGGTTTGCAAGAGTAATTGCTACGTCTTCTCCATTGAAAACTAGCACATTGTTTTCATAAACTTTTAAGACTTTGTTGACTGTATGCCAAATAGGGAAGTAGTCTCCACCCTGTCCTTCTTTTACAATGACAAGTTTGTGATTATAGAATCCATCTCCATCAATAGATAGGAACTCGTCCATAACTGACCTAGCAATAATCTCCCACTTCTTGTAATCAGCAATGTCTGCTGCTGTAGTTGCCAAAGTGTTTGGGTCTACATATGGTCTATATACGCTAAGATTGTCATCAATAACTACCTCTCCAGAAGAGTCTGTTGCTCTAAACAAGAAGTCTCTGTCAAACTGGACTTTTGCTCTTGGTAGAACATAAGAAATCTGACTGTCTGAGTCTGATGTTATAGTTGATGTTTCTGATGAGTGGTCCACCAAATCCTCTACATAAACCGAGTACGCAGTATTAGCACTAGGCACATCCCATTTAACTGTAATTGGATAAGGTGGAACTCTCAGAACTTCCATTTAGGCAAAAGCCTCCGCAACCTCTTCTGGTGTCGCTAGGCGTACGCCTCTTTGTGCTACCCAGAAATCTACAGTCTTCTTTGGAACGATGTTGTATCCAACATTAAGTTTTCCAAATCCCTCTGCATAAAGGTTTCTTGTTGAAAAGAGTGCAACTTTTGTTGTTGTTGAAGCAACTTCTGCTACTGGCTCCTTTGCCTTTGCTGCCTTTGTTGTTGTTGAACCCATAACGCCATCCTTATCAAATGATAGAGTTGGTACGTCCTTTGTTGGTTCTGGTGTTACGATAACCTTTTCTTCAACTACTTCTGCTACCTGCTCGACAACTGCTTCTACAGTTGCTTCTTCGGCTACAGGAGTTGATTCGGTCTTTTTGTTTTCAGCCATGATAAATCCTCCTTAGATTTATTTTAATTATACCAGATAAATATAGAAAGGGGGTAGAGAAATTAATCCCTACCCCCATTCAAAGGTAACACTAAACAGAATTAGTCTGTTGTTGTGTCTGCGAATGCAACTGCATCTAGTTCTTCCCAGGCAATTCCGAAACGAACGAATACTGTGTATTCAATTGTGTCCTTCTTTGGAACGTAGAAACGGTTCACAGTGATATCTCTCTGGAAGCCCCAAATACGGTTCTGTGGGAACGTTAGGTCAACGAATCCTGCAGGGTAGTAAGGAACTTCAAGAACAGGTACACCTAGAACACGAGTCTGACGTGCTTCACCGAAAGTCTGGTTTGCACCACCTAGGAAC